TTGCCGCGCTTGCTGCGCTGTTTGCACTGTTGGCCGCCTGATTTGCCGCTGCTGCTGCGCTGTTTGCTGCGCCTGTTGCTGATGTGGCTTTTTCGGCCGCGCTGTTTGCCGCGCTTGCTGCGCTGTTTGCACTGTTGGCCGCCTGATTTGCCGCTGCTGCTGCGCTGTTTGCTGCGCCTGTTGCTGATGTGGCTTTTTCGGCCGCGCTGTTTGCCGCGCTTGCTGCGCTGTTTGCACTGTTGGCCGCCTGATTTGCCGCTGCTGCGGCAGTTTCTGCAATCTTTGCGTTTGCCGCCGCTGCCTGCGCTGCCTGATCCATATCGTTAAAAATTGTTCCCATAGAAAGAAATTCTTTGTCACTCACGAACCCGTCTGTCTTGTATACGGTTTCTACAATCTTCGTGTAGTAGGTTGCTGACTTCAATTCCTTTCCGCCTTTTAACAGAACGATTTCGCCTTTCCCGACGCCTGCAGCCGCTAACATCTGTTCCGTATATGTTACAAGAATTTCATTCCCTGACAGGGTGCAATCATTCAATACCGGGTTTCCGTCCGGCTTATAGTATTTAATCCGCGCGGTGCAACCCGTCGGGATTTCATACGGTTGTTTGTTTTGTAATAATGAGACGGCCAGAATTCGTGAACCCTTGTCGCCCTGTTTCATCACGACATATTCAAAAGGGCTTTTCCCGTCAAGTTCGATCGTGATCTTTTGTGTGATTGTGATATCTGCCATTAGTTTTCCCCTTTCTCTAGCATTGCCAACGCTTCCGCGTATGGGTTGGTCATTGTTCCTGTTTCTTCCAATGTCGGACGGTCTTCCAGAAAACCGTTTTCCGGTGTGGCGATTATTGTTTGCCCGTCGTCATCTTCGATCCTGACAATGTTACAACCGTTTTTTAACGCCGTGTCAAGTTGTGCGTCTTTCGTCAGGAAGATTGCGTCGCCGTTTATTTCCGCTGCGTAGCCTTTCACTATTCCTTCGCCCCCTCTCCCTCATTTAATTCTTTCAGAAGTTCTTCCGGTGTTCCGGTGCGCGCTTCTGTCTGTGTTTCTTTCTGCATCGTGCGGATTCTCAAATTTTCATATGCTTCTTCTTTGAATTTTGCCGCTACCGCGTCCATGACGACCGTTTGAAGTGATAGTGGCGTTTCCGCCGCTTCCAATTCTCTTTTTGCCTTTTCGTAGATAATTCCTTCTAAAATCTGTAATGTTTCTCCCAGTTCCATTTTTTCTCCTTTACAGTGACGAAACCATAAGTCCATTCTCAAAACTAACAGTTGAATTCCACCATGTGATCGTCCCATCGCCGTTGTCCTGAATTTTGCTTATATATTTGAATTTGCCTGTTGCTCCGATATATGCAAGTGTGCCGGTGTTGCTTGTTTTTCTTGTCGCTAACTGATTGACTGAAATTCTCATGCATCCGCCTTGTACTTGTAGGCCGTTGTATCTTGCCCCGGTGTCTACGTCCGTGGCACTTGCTGAATAGTCAATATATCCGTATTGCGTCGATCCATAGCCACCAGTCAGTCTTCCGCTTCCTGCAAGTTCTACCCAGTACCCGGAATCATACCCACATTTCATAGATCCTTTTAATTCTGCGGACGTGCATTTCAAAATGCCGGATTCACTCATAGAAGAATAGGTCGCCGACCATGCAATCTTCGACGCTTTCAATCTGATAGAATCCGCCTTTTGCTCGATCAGGGATTCCGCCTGCGCCGATGTTACCCGGAGTTCGATTTTGTCTGCCTCCACTTTGATCGCCGCCCTTGCGTACTCTGCGACTGCAGCCGCCGCGACTGCTGCCACGTCCACGCCCGCTGCTTCGATTGTCTCTTTCAAATCCGCCAGTGCTGCGTTATATGCATCGAATTTCGTATTGACGTTCGCTTTCTCTGTCGCCGTAATCTTTTTGTCTGAAATTGCGTTGTTGATTGCGGCTATCAACGCGTTGTATGCGTTCGTGTAGGCGTTTTTCTTGCTTATAAGTGTTGACCGTGTGGCCGTCCGCTTTTTGTAATGCCACAACTTACGCATATTATTTTCGTATGGGTGCGACGTCTGGATCATTGACACGGTGGCAGCTTCGATCACTTCGTAAGTCGGAAGTGTACTTTCCGTTCCGGTTGTATCTGCCGCCGTTGATACCTGTTTGATCTCGTCGATTGAAAATCCGTAGTATTTATTACCCGAACTATCCGAATACCATTGAATATAAATATCTGTTGACGGCACGATATACGTTTTCCCGGCGATATCTGCGCCGCTTACTTTGTTCAGTGCTTTGTAGATCTTGCCGTCCTTCTGGTAGAATAAATACAGATAATCGTATTTCGTGCCGCTTGATGATATTTCCGTCTTGCAATCTGCATTGAATTTAATCGAAAAATTACTTCCTGTTGTTGTTGACTGTCTCGAAGCTGAATCCAGAACCGCGTTGTATTGCTTTTGGATTGAAGCGTTGTCTTTTTCCAGTTCTTTGATATATCTTTCGATCGTCTGTGCTTCTGTTTCCGTGATTATGCCGTCCCGGAATGCTCCTTCGACATTTTCTTTGAAATCTTCCGCGTCCTGCTTTGTCAGTTTCAGATCGTCCGATATGGTCTTTTCTGCTGCCTGCGCTCTTTCCACTTCCGCCGTGATTGATTCGCCTGTTACTTCGAATCTTGACTTCATTTCCGATAACAGTTTCGCGTCGCCGTCGTCTGTGTACTTCTTTACGCTCTGTTTATACTCTACTGACAGGGATTCCGCGTTAATGGTCCCGGCTTCGATCAGTGCGCCGTTTAGTTTTCCAACCGCCACAAAATCGGCCACGATCTGACCTGCTGCCGTGATCGCCGTTTCAAACGGTCCGCCGATTCCGTTGCTTGAATGTCCCAGTCCGGCCAGATTCCACCGCCAGACGTTTTTCGCCGTTGCTGTTGAATCTGTATCCATGATATAGATTTCCTGCGGATTCTCTGCCGGGTATAAAAGCACATGGCCGCCGGAATTGCCCGTAATCGCTGCCGTCACGTCCTTTATGGTCTGTTCGATACGCTTCTGTATAATTTCCGCACGGGTGGCGGATTTTACGATCTGTTCTTTCTGTTCCTTCTGTGCTGCCGTGATCGCTTTTGTCAGGTTTGTTTTTGGCTCTCCGATCTCTACACTGTCGAATCGCTCTTTGATGCTGTCGTATGAGTATTTAATGATCTTTGCTTTGACTTCGATTCCCAGTTTTTCGATCATGACCGTTACAGTGTCACAAATTCCGATCGTTTCAAGTGCCTGTATATTTTCATAGTCCTTTGTCTTTTTCAGATTTTGGAATGTTGCTTTGATCGATATTTTCGGTTCGTCGATTCCGCTTTCTGTATAGGCTTTTGCAACCTTGCGAAGCATTTCTTCCGATACGATCACGCCGTCTTCGAATTCGTCTGAAAAATCCATCGGCGCACACTTTAGGCGGGCGTATTTGCCCGCGTTTGGTGTGTTGATAAACTTTTCAGGAAGGGAGACGAAAACCGGATCTGGTTCTTCCGTTGCTCCTTCTTCCTTTTCCGGTGTGTAATAACAATACGGGAATATCGCCGTTATCACGTCGCCGATGTTTCTTTCCTGTTCTGCTGAAATCAGGTTCTTTCCGTACCGGATCGTCGCCCCGGTATCTGATCCGCGGGATTTATGCAGCTTTACTGTAAAGTTATCGAATTGAAATTCCCCGCCCCAGACGTCAAGGATTGATCCTTCTGTCCCGCCTAGAATGTTTCGGACGCTTAACACGTCGTCTATCTGTGTGCTGTTTCTGGTTGTGATATCCGACCACGCCGTATAGTTGTTTTCGATCACAGCTTCTTCTAATAGCTGCGCGATTGCTTCCTGTGCGTTTTTGCCGGATATTCTCGGTCGGCATACCGGATTCATGTTCAGTTCATAACTGATATGTTCGGCGTAATAGGTATTCACGCCGCCGATTGGCTTTCCTGATTTATAAATCCTGAATAGCTGATCTTCGTCTTTGTCGTTTGGTTTTGCCTTTATGATTGCATCTTCCACGATGTAATCGGCCAGATGTCCTTCTTGCGGATATTGTAAAGTCAGTTCAAAAGATCCGTTTCTTTCTTCCTCTACAATGCAAGATATCGCGTCCGTCAGAAGTCCGATTCCGTTTGAATCAAATTGCGTTTCAAGGGGATCATATAGAATCGGTATCACAGGCAGCACCACCGCGGCACAATGTCAATTTTCTTTACATTGCCCGCCCAACGGATTTTATTTTCGCCCGCTGTCAGTTTCGGAAATAATGTTGTAGTCATTTTGTTATTTTGCAGCGTGTCCCCTTTGTACGCATTTAATAGCGCGCTGTCTACTTCGATATAGTCTTCTATTTCCTTGAATGTATGGGCGCGGTCGTTGATGTACAACGTAACCGCACCCGTCGCATAGATCTTCATGTACGGATAGGCCGTAAAGCCTTCTGTATTGAAAATGCTTGTCGCTTTTGTGAGTGTTAGTGTTCTTTCGCCGTCGTATGAATATTTGTACGGGTGGCAAGTGAACTGTATTTCTAAGGTCCCCAGAAGTGCGGCGGCGATTTCTTCCACCGACATTTCTTCCGATACATGGGCCATTCTGTAATAATTGCGTTCGTAACTGTCGTCAAGCCGTGAATATTGCACAGTCTGGTATAACCACGCATACACATTCCGGGCGACCATTTCAAGATCCTGATATTCTTCCGGCATAACATAGCATTTATACACCTTCTGGAAATCTTCGTATTCTTCGTTATCGATCGGATCTGTTTTGTTGTTCAGAATCACGTCGCCACGTCCCGGAATGTTTACTTTTTCAATAACAGGTTTGGGACGGCCGTATATGTTTTCTTTTTCGTATACTGCCAGTCCCATATCAAGCGAATTCCGCCCGTTGTATGTAAAACTGTTGATATCGTCGTAAAATTCATTAAGCATATACTTTATCGTCCCTTTCCTTTAATTCCTGCGCCATTTCCATAACTTCTTCCGTCAGTTCGCGTACGTCCTGTTTTCTGTTGTTATAGAAATTTTCTATATTCATGCTGATTTCTTGTTTCAGTGTTCCTTTCTGTCCGCCGAAGTTTCTTTCAAGTGCCGTGTTCTTTGCTGTTCCTGAAAGTGGTGTAACGATTGTTTTACCGTTTACCATTTCGACGATCTCCGGTCCCGCTTCCGCTACAATCGCGCGGCCGTTTGTTAAGATACCGCCCTTCGCCAGTCGTGGCAGACTTAAATATCCGACATTTCCAACCGATACGCCCGGAAGACGGTTAATCAAGTTAATTGCTCCATTGATAATTCTGATCGCGGAATTGACCGTGTTTTGAATCATAGATATTACGCCATTGATCCCGGACTTAACCGCGCCGCCGATCGCGTTCGCGATAGACGTTCCCAGATTTGAAAATGTGTTTCGGATGATGCCCCACAAGCCTGAAAAGAACGATCCCCAGTTTGAAAAGACATTCTGAACCGCGTTCCATGCTGACTGAAAGATTGATCCGAACCAACTTCCGACACTTCCGAAAATATTCTGAATCCCTGACCATACCTGACCGAACCAACCTGTCACGGCCGACCAGATACCTTTTATCGCTTCCCATGCGCCCGAAAAGTCGCCGGAAAGTACAGACTGTACAACCGAAAAAATTCCCTGTATCACAGACCAGATCATTTGAAAATATCCCGTCGCCACGTCCCAGATGGTTGTTATTGTGGTCCATGCAACTTGAAAAAATCCGCCTAAAACTGTAGCAACTACCGAAAAGACGGCCTGTATATTCAACCAGATTGTTTGGAAATACAGAACCACCACGTCCCAGACGCCTTTTATAATGATCCATGCGGATTCGAAAAATCCGCCGATTATCTGCCCGACGACCGAAAAAACGGTCTGAATTCCGATCCACACATTCTGAAAATATGTAGTTGCAATGTCCCAGATCGAAGTTATCAGAAACCAAGCGATCCGAAACGGTGCTGTCAGGATTTCCGCAACTACCGAAAAAGCGGTTTTGATTCCTTCTTTTATCGTTTCAAAATACGGTTGCGCGGCCGCCCACGCTTCCTGAATCTTGTCCCATGCATCCCGGAAGAATTCCGTTATTGCTGCAAGAATTTTTTTCACGGCGTTTCGGAAACCTTCGCAATTATTCCACAATAGGACAATCGCCGCGACTGCTGCCGCAATCAGCGCAATAACAATCGTTACCGGATTCGATAATATTCCCATGAGTGCGGGCGCGCCTTTTAGCAAGCCGCCCAGTTTCGACGCAAGACCGCATATCTGACTAATTCCCGACGCCACTTTTCCGAAGATAATCAGCGCCGGTCCGACTGCTGCCACAACCGCCGCGATCTTTACGATCATTTCTTTCTGACTGTCTGATAGGCTCGAAAACCACGCTGTGAATTCTTTTACTTTATCGACAACTTTTTCAAGAATTGGCGTAACTGTATTTAACAGTGTTTCGCCAAGATCCGCGCCCGCAATTTTCAGATTATTCAACGCGACTTTCGCCTTGTCCGGCGGATCTAATGTCGCGTTGAAAGTATCTTCTACTGTCGTTTTATAATCGTCTAGTGATCCGGTCAGGTCTTCGACGCTGAATCTTCCTTCTCTGATTGCCTGCGTCATTTCCGCCGCGCCCTTCTTGCCGAACAGTTCTGTCGCTGCCTGTAGCGCGTCCGTTTCGCTTCCTGCGTTTTTGATTTTATCAATCGTTTCTGATAATGCGTCTTTTAACGTCTTTCCTTCTGCTGTTGCGTTCTGTTGTGCTTTTTTCAATCCTGCCATGGCGGTTGATGCGTCAACGCCGCTGCTTTCGAACTGCGCCAAAAGATTTACTGAACCCGTGAGATCTAAGCCCATTTCTTTTAGTGTTGCGCCGTTCGTCTGCAATGTTCTCAGTAGTGTTTCCATTGAAATTCCGGTATCTTGTCCGGCTTTCGTCAGAAGTCCAAGCACTGACGGCGTTTCCGATGCATCGACGTTAAACTTTGTCATGACCGCGTCGACTGAATCAATCGAACCGTTTAGATCAGTTCCGTTGATCTCTGCGAATTCGATAAACTGTTTTGACAGGCCTTCCAGTATTTCTCCCGTTGCGCCGAATCTTGTGTTGACTTCTCCGATCGCAATTCCGGCTGTTTCCGCATCTGTCGGAAGATCTCCGAACACATTGTTCATAGATTCTGTTAATCCGTCCAGCGCTTCTCCCGAAGCTCCTGTTTTCGTTATGATTGTGTCGTAACCTTCGTCAAGTTCGTTGAATGATGCCACGGCCGCCGTTCCGACTGCTGTTATTCCCGCCGTTACCGGAAGTAGCTTCTTTCCCAGTGCTTCAGACTTTTCGCCAATCTTCCCGGCAGCTTCTCCGATCTTATCCAGTGCGCCGTTGCTGTCTTCTGCCTGTTTTTTCAGGTCTTTCAACTGTTGTTCTGTCTGAATGATTTCGCGTTGCAACGCTCTGTACTGTTCTTCTGATGCTTCGCCGTTTTCGAACTGCTGTTGAACCTGTTTTTCGGCATCTTTCAGGATATTCAGTTTTTCTTTTGTCCCGTCGATCGATTCTGCAAGTAATTTTTGTTTCTGCGCCAGAAGTTCCGTATTTTTTGGATCTAATTTCAGTAATTTATTTACTTCTTTCAGTTCCTTTTGTGCGTCTCTCGTTTGTTTGTTTACTCCCTGTAAGGCTTTATCTAATTTCGTGGTATCGCCGCCGATTTCGATAGTAATTCCGGCTATTTTGCCTTTTGCTGCCATTTATTCTCCCCCTTTCTTGCTGAATTTTTCGCGCAGACTCTGCCGATCTGGTTTTGTCTGCTTCATGCGCCAACAGTTTTCTAGGTACTCCCGCCCCTTCTCTGTTTGGCTTGTGTAATAGATAAATGCTTCCCGCACTAAAAACAGATAGACGTCAAGATCCAGTTCTTCCACTTCCCACATATTTAGACCGGTATAGTTAATCACTAACTTTTCAGACTTCGTTTTCAGCGGAAACTTTGGTTCTTCGTATTCTGGATCGTCATAGTACGGAATAATTAGTTTGGGTTTTTCTTTGCTCCGTTCACGAATGCCATATAGTTATCCACAAATTCTGACATTTCTTCCACGTCGTACTGATCCGTGATGTATTCTGTTGTGATCTTTTCGCCCTGTAAATTGTTCGACAGGGCTTCTGCAACGATCGCGCCTAGCGTATCCATTGCGTCGTCCATTGTCATATTGTCGGTATCCATGTCCTGAACTGCTGCCAGTTTTCCGAATGTTCCTTTCTTCGGCATCTTAACCAGTAATTTCTTTCCGTCCGTAAGTGTTACCGTGAAAAAGGATCTGTTAATTTTATTGAAATCAAAATTCATGTTCGCCATTGTCTTTTCTCCTTCTGAAAAAAGGCGGCGTTTTTGTCTATACGCCGCCTTGTGATCGTTTTATCTGTTTTATTTATCTGCGACCGGTTTCTGTTCGGTTGTATCGCTCAAACTCTGTGTGTCTTCCAGAACTTCTTCTTCGTAGTGAATCAGTGTTCCTTCTTTGTCCTGCGGTAACGCCGTGAATTCCGCGTCCACGACTGTTTCTTTGTCGTTTGCGAACGCAAGGGAAAAACCGGCCTGATTGTTTCCGACAATCATTACCCATATATCGCCGTCCACCGGATCTTCATGGTGGAAACAAATTACATATTTCTTTCTGCCCTGATTGTTTCCGCCGCCGACTTTTACGATTCTTCTTTTCTTTTTGGTCGAAGTCTTTTCCGCATAGCTTACGCGGGCGGTATCACAGATCTTTTCAAGCGTGTTTCCGCAAAATGTCATTAAGCCGCTTTTCATTGTTGCTTCTTCGTCTGTGATAACGGTTTTCTGGATCTTTCTTGTGTCGTCCTTTGCCGTGTAATAACTCGGCTTGTACTCAATGGTCGCTCCGCCCTGAATGTATGAGATCTGATTTTCGTCTGTACAAATTTCATCAACCGACGGCAGATTCCCGTCAAATAATTTCATATGGACGTTTCCAGATCCCAGAATAATTCTTTCTGTTTCTGCCATTTCTATTTCCTGCCTTTCTTCTGCGTGATATTGAATTCATACGCCGTCTGAACCATGTTTTCGGAAGTGATCTCTGCCTGATATTTGCTGAACAGCAGATCGAAAAGAACTTCTTCTTCGATCCGTTCTTCCAGTGATCCGTCCGGCGTTCTGTCCGTGTACAGTTCCAGTGATCCGTCGATCTCCCGGATTCTGTTCTTGTTATCGTCGCCCCTCTGGTCCTCACTAACTAGATAGATTATATACGGCGGATCAGGGACCGGCTTTTTCGCCGTCTTCTTCCATGCGTTCTTCGTGATCGGAAGCCCGATCGCCGTTGCTCTTTTGATGATTTCTTCAATCGTCGGCATGTTATCCCCCTAACTTATCCTCGATATAGTCTGTTGCTGCCTTTTCTGCCTTTTCTTCCGCGCCGTCAATGTGCGGATAGGCTTTGACACGCCCGCCGTTTCTGCTTGCGTGTCCGTTCTGTAAAAGGTGTGTTAATTGATAATGTTTTTTGTTGTGTACTGAATAACTTTCTGTCCCGGTTATCCTTCCGGCTCTGCTGTCTCTTTGCGTTACGTCCCAGTCCTTCGTATACTTCCCGGTGCGCTCCTTGTATGGTCCGCCCTGCAAAAGAACTTTCTTCCCTTCTTCTGCTCCCGCTTTGTATGCTTCGTTTAGAACCGGGTTGCACGTGTCTTTCTGCCAGTTTTTCAATTCTTCTTGTACCGCGTTGGAAAGCCCGTCAATGTCGATCTTTACTTTCATACATTGCCCGCCCTTTCTCCGGCGTACAGTTCGATTTTTCCGTCGTCTTTTGGGCCGTAACTTCTGTATATCGTCAGGCGGCGGCCATTGTATTCGACTTCCTGTTCGTCGTTGTACTCGTTAGCCCATACATTGAACTTGTAGCGGGCTTTCATGCCCTTTTGACCTGCTGCTACAAATTCATCACGCCCGATCGGTTCAACGGTTGCGATCACGCCGTTTTTGACGTCTTCTTCTTTGGTTTCGCCCGGTTCAACCAGTGTGATATATGCGTCTATTTGTAGTCGCCCCCTTTAATTCTGGTTAAATGCATATCATAGGCCGCTAACCATTTGTCGTGGTATGCGTCCATTCCGTAATATGCTTTGACATACGCAAGGACGGCCCCAATGATTAACGGATCTTCCGGGGCTTTCAGATACTTTTCTTCATTTACCCCGATTCTTTTCAGGTCTGCCAGTACGAAATCAACGTGGGTTTTCACGTCTTCGTCTAATGCATCGTTTGAAAGTTTTCGGACGCGCAATTTTGCAGCGTCCACAAGTTCGTTATACGTCATTGTTTAACCGTCCTTTCTGCTTCTTATTTTCCTGTTTCCGGTCGTTTCACGCGGATAAATCCGTTATATGCGGCAACCGCACCGCCCGCGAAAATGTCTGCTCTGTATGCGATCTGTCCCTGTTTGAATTTGTAATCGGTTGATTTTCTCGCGTCGATATCAGAAAAGATCGGCATTTCGTAGTTGCTAAGTGGTCCATACGCCATGCAGTATTCCGCTGTTGATGTCTGTGCATCTGTCACAGCTTTACAAGCGGAATTGATAACGTATGGTACGCCGTCAATCGTTCCTGTGTTTCCGTGGTTTACGATTGTGTAGAATTTGCGTCCCTGTTTATCTTTCAGTTTCGCAAATGCTTTCAGATCCTTTTTGTTCAGGATCAGAACTGCAACGTCTTCCACTTCTTCGTCTCCGCCGTAACCATAGATGATATCGTCCAGTGTTTCGTCTGTAATCGCCTTCATAGAAAGGTCTTTTGCTGGATCAATAACCTGATCGGCTGTTTTTGTCGGGTTGTGGAAAATGCCTTTGAATTTTCCGCTTGTACCGTCCCCGATCATGATCTGTCGATTCATGTACTTTCTGATTGCGCGTGTGACAGATCCTTCTACTACAGAATCGTAATCAGCGTTCGGAAGTTTAACCATTTCTTCTGGTTCTTCTGTGTATGCTGTGATCTTCTGTTTTTCCATGGTTACATAGCCGAATGTCGGTTCTGTTGCGCTATAGTCTGCGCTTTCGGCTGTGCTTCCTGCTCCGTCGCCGTAGCTTTTTACATATCCTCTCTGATATGTTTCGCCGCCATTTAACGGAATTGCTCTGACGCGATCCACCAGTGAGGAAACGTCGTTGAATGTCTCTTTTACGTCGCTCGCGGTGTGTTTTGGTGTGACTGCCTGCGTGACAGAAAGCGCATTCTGTACAGATCCGAACGCTACTTTTGCGTTGAACTGTACTGTCTTTCCGTCTTTCAGGCTCTGCCCTCTTTCTTCGCGCTTTTTGTTCTTCACGTCGTCGCCTTTCTCTCCCGGTGTTCCTTCCCCGGCATTGTCGCCCACCTGTGCTGCCAGTCCTGCGATATTTGCGCGGTTCTGAATATCCTGTAAAATGCCGTTAATGTCTTCGGCTTCGGTTGTCAAGGCGTCCAGTGCTTCGCCTTCTGCTGTCTGTGCCTGTGTGCCGATCTCTTTCAGTCTTGCTTTCAGGTCTTTCATGTTCATGTTCACAAGTTCTTCATGCTTCATATTCGCTTTATTCTCCTTTCGTCATTCCCTCGATACATAATCTTTTGATCTGGTTTCTTTTTTCGGCGTCTGCTGCCGCTTTCGCCTGTTCTTCCGGTGTAGGTCCCTTCGGTGTCTGCTCCGGGTGTTTCTGGTGTGATTTGAATTTTTCCGGCAACTTTCCGGCGTGGTTCAAATAGTCGCCGACTGCTGCCACATAATCGGCCGCGTCTGTCTGTGCGATATTGAAATATTTCGCCGCTTCCTTTCCGTCCAACCATGTTTCCGCGTCTACCAGTGTTTCCACCTGATCGATCGTGACGCCTTCCGCCAGATGATCTTCGTATACGTTCATGATTCCGGTCTGTATTTTATCCAGATCGTCCGCCATTTTTCGCATTTCGTCCGCATTGCCGGAAATTGCGCCCCATGGCTTATGAATCATCAAGAATGCATTCGACGGAATTTCCGGCGGCTCTGTTCCCGCAAATGCGATTACAGATGCAATCGAACCGGCCAAGCCGTCCACGTATACTTTCACTTTGTTTTTTTCTCCGTGGCGTTTAATCATGTTGTAGATCGCCATTCCTGCGAACACTGATCCGCCGCCGGAATTAACATATACATTCAAGTCTTTTCCTTCTGCCTGCGAAAGAAAATTCTTGATTGCGTCCGGGTACTGATCTTCGTTCTGCCATGCTCCCCACCAGTCCGACACGATATCGCCGTAAAAGTAGAGATCCGCGGAAACGTCGGTCATGTTTTTGATTTCAAGCCCTTTTAATACGTCCGCCATTGTCTGCCCCCTTTCAGTTTTGCTTGTACATAGATAGCGTTCATAAGCATTTCAAGCGGTACTTTCGCCGCCTGCTGCTGTCCGTCGCCTTCCGGCGGTCCATTGCCGCCGCTTCCGTCCTGCTGCCCCGTCTGGTACAGTGATTGATCGTCCGCTTTGACGTAGTTCAGTGATACCATTCTTACGTCGCCGTCTTCGATCGGCTCATAGTAAAGAAGTTCCCGGAATTCATTGATTGTGATAATCCCTCGGTCATACAGAACCGATCCGATTGTGGATCGTGTCTGCAATGTCGCATACTGTAAACGATTTGAAGAAAATATGATCTTGTTTCCGAATCCTCTTTCCCGCTCCGTCAGTAATTTGAATGTGAATTCAAGTGATAATTGAAGGGCTATCGGTTCGATCACGCTTTCGTAAAATGCGTTCCACTCTGATTCTGAAAATTTTGACATTAAAATATTTTCATTCACGTTGTAATAGCGGTATACGTTATCGCGTAAAAACTGCGATTGCAGCGTCGGAATAGTTGGGGCTTTCTGGTTGATTTCGTGAAATTCCATTGTGTTATCCAGTCCGCCCAGTCCGCCTTCGTTGCTCGCGTCCATGTATGCTTCCTGAAATTCTTTTACTTTCTTTTTCAGTTCTTCGTCGTCCGCAAAGTTGTTGTATTTCAAATAACCTTTCAGGTTGGCGGAATTTTTAACCAGATTCCGCAATGCCTGTCCGGTTGCGTCCAGTAATTCCAGTGTGTTTTTCAATGCCGGATCTGGTTCAGATCCTAAAAAACGCTTTCTGTCGAATCTTGCTTTCAGGTGGATCACGGATTGATACGGGACCGTGTAGATCTTCCCGTCATAGTCCCACGTGAACCGGAATAACATTGCTCCGGTTTCTTCGTCTTCCCATACTCTGAACCCACGTGTCGTGATTGGCACAATGCTTTTGACTTTGGAAAAATCGTCGTTGTAAAAAATCACTGCGAATGCATTGGATTTTCTGACAAGTTGCGCCGCCATTTTGTACAGTGCGTCGTATACGGACAATTCCGGCGACCAACGCAAGGAAAGAAGTTTCGCCAGATAATCGTCGCGAATCATCATTCCGCGCGAATCTGTGCGAATCAACTGCGGTGTCAGTTTTCCGACGTTCGTTGCGATACAGTTTGTTATTGATCCGATGATATCGCTTGCGTCCATATCCGCCGACGCGTTGTATTCGCCCCGGATTGTGAAAATCGGACTGAACTTCATTTTGCGGAATGTCGCAAAATCTTTTAATATTCCCGTTTCGTTCTACCCCCTTTCGGCTTTATTCACAGTTCAGTTTATCTTTTAAGTGCGTTCATTTCTGACCTGTTTTCAGACGCAAAAAAGAGAGGGGCGCGCCCTCTCTTATGCTGCATTTTGTAATTGTCTGCCGATTTCCTTGTGGTATTTCATTTTTACGGCCAGTGCATCGAAGATCGATACCGCGCCGTCTATATGCGCCCGCTTTTCGATCTTGACAGGTTTCATTCTGCTGTCGTCTGTCTGGATCTGAACGGCCACGTTTAACAGGTGGGATTTTAACAGGTTGTTTTCTCCAATCAAATACATTCCGTCTTTCAGATCCCCTTCGAATGTGTTTAATATAGGCGTCAGGTTTGTTCCCTGATATACGTCGTCCATGTGGAAGCCTGATTCTTTCATTTCTTCCACCAGATAACCCGCGCAATATCTGTCGTAACCGACTTTTAGTGGCCTGATCTTATATTCTTTTATCAGGCGCACGAACCACGCGAACACGTCTTTGTAATTTACCTGATGTTCTCCCGATATCGTGAGATAGCCCTGTTCTTTGAAAATGTTGTATGGGACGCCTTCTTCGTCGATTGCCACGTTGTAGCGTTCCTGCGGCATGAAAAATTGTGTAATAATGTGATTCTTTCCGCCCTTTTCGATAACCAGTGAAACGGCCGTCAGGTCGGTTGTTCGTGAAAGGTCGATACCGGCCACGCAATAGCAACCCCGGAAGTCGTCCAGTGTGTGCGGTTGTCCTGCTGCCTTCGCTACCGTCTCATAGTCAAGCCATGCGATCGAAGAATTTTGCTTGATATTGCAATACTTCGTCATGAATTCCGCTTTTTTCGATAACGACTGTAGCGCGATCGCGATCTGTTCTTCAAAGAATTCCCACTGAACCGATACGCCTAAATTTGGGTTAGCTTTTGCCAGTTCTTCTTTTGTGTTCCACTTTTCCAGATCGTCGATCATGTACAGGAACGGAAGCAATCGTCTTTCTTTGCTTGATCCTTTCAAGAAAGCTGTTGATCGTTTCATCAGTTCGTCGAAGATTCCGTCGTTGACATATCCTGCGGTTGATGTAGAAAGCGTGATCGGCTCTGTTCGCGCTCCCGTACCTGATACCATAACTTCGTACTGCTTCAAACCCTGATCGCCCGGCCATGCTTCCATTTCGTCATTGGTTGTCATTGTTGGGTTGAAGCCGTCCGCCTTCTTTGCGTTGAACGCAATCTTTTTTATTGTGGTGTTTAGTTCCGCTATGTAGATATCGGATCGCCGCTTCTTTGTCACTTCTGCCAGTTCTTCTTCCGCTTGTGTGATCTTGTAAAAGCTGTCATACACGATATCGGCCTGATCCAGTTTCGGCGCAAGGCAATATAATTCGCTGCCGTATTCTCCGTCGATATACGCCACATATGCCATAATTGCCGCCGCGAAAAGGCTTTTCCCGTTCTTACGTCCGACTAGAAGAAAGATTTCCCGAAACTGCCGTCGGTGTGTCTTTTTATCCAGTATTCCGAAGATTGCCGAAACAATAGCTTTCTGCCATAGTTCCAACTTGAAAAGGTCATTCCGCCCCTTTGAGTGGTGGCAGAAATTTTCGATAAACTGGATCGCCTTATTTGCTTTTTTTGCGTCAAAATCCCAGTCGCCGGATTTTATGCCGTCAACTAGGATTTTATAAATTTTCTTTATCCATTTTCCCGCTATGATCTGCCCGCGTTCGATCTTGTCGTGATATTCGACAATGTAATTCACATATACGTTATGCATTTCTAAACGCTGCCAACTTGCTTATTTTCTCCGTCTGCTGTTGTGGTAAATACTCGATCAGTTTGTCGATATTTGAGTTATACGCTCGTGAATATTTGTCGAAGGTTGCAACTGCCGGATTCTCTTTCATGTATCTTTGTGAGCCGTTGACAACTTCGGTCTTTAACCCTTCCGTCATGATTGAGTATTTCGCTTCTCGGATCGCCACGGCCTGAAAAGCCATTTCTTTTACCTTGCGTTCGATCATCTTCTTTTTCCGGTCGTCCTCAACATCCTTGAACAATTCCATGATCTTTTTTCGTTCCTTTTCGACCTCTGCTTCGGTTAAAATCTCGCCCGCTGCTTCTTTTTTCAGTCTCGTTTTCAGGTTCTTTTTCCGTGCTTCCGGCAAATCTCTGAATATTTCCAGAAGTTCCAATAACTCCGGTAAAACCTGATCTTCTTCGGCTTTTACCTCTCTATCTTTCTCTAAATCCATGCATTTACACCCCCTCTCACGTGCGCGCGCCTGCGGAGAGTTTTTTTTACCTAGCTCCCTCGGTTCTTTCTGGTAAAAAATTTTTGTACCACCGGGGGGAGTGGTTGGCGCGCTTTTCGCGATTTCGTTTTTGTTTTTGGCTGATCTGTTTTTGATTTTCAGGAAAATGATTTTGTCGGAATGATATTGCCGTCCTTGTCGAACCTGTATCGCTTCGGCTTGCCGTGATGCTCTGTGTTGTGGTGTTCGTCGCACACGACTTCCAGATTATCCCACGACAACGTGATGTTCGGATCGTTGATATTCTTCGGCGTGATCCATTTCTTGTGATGCACTATCGTTCCGATGTTGACTTCTTTCAAGCTGCGTTTGCCTTCCTCGAATTCTTTCTGACATCGTTCACAGATTCCACCTTTGCTTCTGTAATAGGCTTTTCGTGTCTTCTTCCATGCTTCGGAATTGTAAAAGGCTTTTGCATATTCTTTCGCCACTTGTCACTCTCCATTCTATCTTCTGTCGCTGTTCATTTCTGACCTGTCTTCCTACTGCTGCCAATCATATCCATTGACGCCGCCACGTGATAACAGAACTCTTTCCGGTATTCGTAGAATAAGCGGCGACAACAATATGTTTCCCCCAGTAGTTCCCACGGCGTATTATCCTTCAAACTCTGACAGATCTTCCCGATAACCTGATCGCGTGTGCTTCCTGTGAATCCTTGCAGTCCGATATTCTCTTTTGCTTCTTCGATTGCCTTATCCGCCCGTCGGTCGAACGCCGTATACTGCCCGGTGTGTTTTCTCCTGTCTCGCTTCTCCTGATCCTTCATGATTGCCCGGACGATCGTTTTTGTGTTTTTATCCAGTTTATACGCCATGGCCGTTTCTCCTTATCCTTCGATCTTTGTGTTCTGTAAATAGTCCAGAAGATCTTTTTCTTTCATATCGTCGCGGTCGAAAAGAAATGCGGTCAGGGTTGTTGCTTCGCTTCTCCAGTATACCTGTTTCGGAAAATGTCGATTGATAAACGGTCCCTCGATCTCGTATTGGTTGGCTTCCTTTGTTGCCTTGAAAGCCCCCCCATCTTCCGGCATTTCTCCCGTTAATTCGATCACTGCTGCCAGTGCCTTTTTATCCAGTGATTCTTTTGTCGTTGCAATCGCCCAGTATGAGCCACCGAAAAGTAACTGATTTCCCCGGCGCGCAACGTATAAGCCCGCGCCCGTGTAGGCTTCTTTTATCAGTCTTTTGAAATCTCTTAATCTTACAAACATTATTCTTTCTCCTTCCTACCATTCCGGCTGTTTATTTTTCTTGTACAGTTCACAGTTCGCGCACGGTGTCCAGTCTGCTTCTACACCTTCGCAGCACCCGAACATTTTCGGGGCTTCCTCACAATTAACCAGATCGAAGTTGTCTGCCCTTGCCAGATAGTGCCGGATCAGGCTTCGCGCTTCTTCTGCCGAATATACAACCGCCGTTTTATATCCCTGATCTTTCAGCATTGCCATAAATTCGACCTGATCTTTTGTTGGCTTGTTGCTCCCGAATTTCATTTCGATGTACAGACCGTTGAATCCCCGGCGCGCTACCGGAAGCGACAGGTCAGGAACGCCCGATACCATTCCGGCAGCTTTCAGCAATGCGCCGTTCGTCCGCTTCCCTTCGTTCGGGATATGGTGCAATAATTTTAATTCCGGTATAAATTCCCGGACCGACCGCGCCCAGTTAAAAAGTTTTATCTGCTCCGTGATCTCTGAATTTTTCATGTTTTGCAATTTGACCGCCATTTGATCTCCCCTTTCAGTCTCTTGTCATTCTTGCGTATATGTAAAACGCGGCTGTCACTGTGTTGAACTTCACTTCTGCGTCTAAAAAGCGATAGCCCACGTATTCTTTCTCAAGGCTCTGTTTCAGTGTTTCGTGATCCTTTGCCATTTTCTCAACACGGCGTTTCTTGAATTTCCGGTATGATCTTGTCGGCTCTGGTGGCTTTTTCAGGTTCTTTGAACTGCACCACCGTTTTGTCCCGTGCGGATTTTGGGAAATGTAGGTCGCAAGGCCTGTTATTCCGAAATCTTCGTCCGGTTTTACCCGGCGCGTGTTCGGTCGCTTGCATTTTCCCCACATTGCTTCTAATTCGTCGCGATCCACGCCGTCGCCGCTCATGAGTATGTGAAAGTGTGGGCGCGTGTAATCGTCCACGGCCAGAACGTAGATATATTTCATGTTATCGAACCCGCGTTTCTTTCTCTTGCGGTTCACTCGCTTGATAAAATTCGTCACGTCCTTTTTTGCTCTCTCTATGTCTTCCGGTATGTAGCGATCGTCCCACCCGAACGTCGCCCAGATATCCCCTGAACCGAAATTGATATTCGCCAGTCGGATCACATATCGGCGTGCGTTCTTGTCGTTCAGATTCTTTTGTGACGGCTTCGTTTCTCTCTTTTTCTTCGTGTGTGGCATATCTGCCCGGTTATAGAAAGACGGATAGATCATCACTTCCGCAATCTCTTTCCCGGATTTTATGTTTTTGCACTTGATCGTTGATGTTCTGTAAAGGCTTTCCACCTTCCCTTCTTTCAACAGTCGTTCGTATTCCCATTCTTCAAGTTTTGCCTGCTGCTCTTTCCACTGTTCTTCGAAATCTATCAACAGGGGATTCTCACGTCTGAATTTCTCTTTTGCTGCCTTCTCTATCTCTTTGTCAAGATCATACTGATACGCTTCGTTGTAGTCGTAGTTATCATAGCTTCGTTTCTGCTTCATAGAATCCCCCTTCCCGTCCATGTATGTATTTATTTATTTTATATATAAAAACAATAGTGTCTGATTTGTTAATACCCATTACAAGGACGGTTAAGATTTCTTTCTTATATATAGAAGAAACACGCGTTCGTGTTTTTACCCTTTCCGATCTGGTATTCTGTATAACGAAACGATCTCCGGCGGTAAATCTCCAAACACGCGTTCTAGTTCCCTGAACCCGGCTTTCATTTCTTCGATCGTTTCTTCCGCTTTCTGACGTTTGCGTACCTCTGCGCTCGCGATTTCCGCGGCCGCGTCTAACCTTCCCGAAAGATCGTCTTTCCCTTCCTTTAATTTATGGATCTTCTTTTTCAGTTTCCTTAATTGTCCCGTTTTGGTTCTTCTTTCGTATTTGTCGCGGTCCATCACTTCGCATAAATAGGCGTCGTAATAACGATCGTATTCAGGATCTTTTTTTCTTTCAAATTTCGTTTCGCTGATCTGTATAAAAACCGTGTCGTCTTTCATTCTGTCAATTTCCGATGTTGTCAGTCTTTTCAGTTCGCTTTCTTCATATAGTTTTTTCATTGACTTTCCACTCCTTCCGGGTGTATTATGGTTTTGGTTAGATTTCGATATCGTTCGAAAAGGCGGATCACGGAAGTTTTTTATCTTCTGTAATCCGCTTTTTCTTTTATTCATTTTCCTTTTTTTGTCTTTCCCCTTCGTGGATATAATTAACGATCTGTGTCAGTTCGTCGTATTGTTTTTCCGACAACTCCCCATATTCGTAGGCGGCTTCGAACTGCCCGATCAGATATCCGGCCGCGAAATCAAGTTCCATTGTCGTTTCTGATTTCATCAGGCGCGGGATCTGCAATGAATACTTTTTATAGTTACGTTTCAGTCTCTCTTGCCTTTTCCGTCTGGATATCGCTTTCAGAATTCTTTTCACTTTCTTCATTTTGGTTAGATTCCTTTCTTTCTGCTTCTTTCTGCTTCTGTACTTCTGCGAACGCTTCCCGATCTGTTGGGTTGTCATACGGGTTTAATGATGTAAGTCCGGCAATCTGCCGTCTTCTTATTGGATTTACTGCCTTGTCGTCTATGTAGATATCTGCATTGATCTTCCGGCAGTCGTTTCCGTATAGTTCGATCAGTTCCGGCAGATTTTTGTTTACCGCGTCAAATTCAAGCCCGCGTTCTTTGCACCACGCCACCGCGTCTTCCAACTGTTCCCCGTCTCTGTTCGTCCAGAGTATCAGGCGCGATCCGTTCAACTGTTCATTCCGGCAGAAGTTGAAAACGGTCATGTTTACGTCGCCTATTTCCGGCCATGTTCCCATATGTAGTGTTCCGTCAAAATCAACGGCTATGATTCGATTTCCCTTTGTGTCCATTTAGCCCGCCTTTCTCATTGCTGCCGCCTGTCCGGTCATAATTCCCAAGTCAAGCGGTTTTTCTTCTTTGATTGCTCTGTTTAAGTCTTCCACGGTATAGATCCCGATTTCTTTCAATGCTTCTTCAATTCTCTGTCGTTTCTCCATGCGCCGGATCTCCTTTCTGGTAGCTGCTTAAAATTCCTTTTCGCGCCATTGCTGCGGTCTGGATCGCTTCGACTGCGAGTTTTACGGCATTTTCATAGATTCGTGTCAGGCGTTTGTTTTTAACCTCTTGCGATTCATTTTCTTTTACTTCCGTCCAGAATTTATCAAGGCTATATTCTACCATTTCCAGTTCTTCGCGGGCTTCGTCGAATTCTTCAAAGATCACGGCGTAAGCTTCGTGAGAACTTGCAAAAAGCGGGAACTTTTCGTTTGCTGCTTTTAACTCCATTTCTGTTAGTTCATAGATTTTCTGTTTTATCGCGTCCATGCTTTCTATTTTCTCCTGTTCCGGTTCTTCTTCCATGTCCTGACCCTTCGGTAGCATTTCCCCGAATATTGCTTCCAGTACATTTACAACGATTGAGTTTCCCGCCTGTGCGTATAGCTGCGTATCGCTGTTTATTTCGTCTGCTTCTGCTGCCCTGAAATCTTCGTCCGAAAATCCCATAAGCCGCCAACACTCTAACGGTGTTAATCTTCTGATTCTGTATGATTCCATTTCGTTACGCTCCAACTTGTACAACTCCTGATTGCTTGACATTATTGTGGGGCTGACGGTCCCGCCTGCCTGAACGCGTCCGCGTCTGGTCTTTGATGTTGGGAAGCTGAGATCTGCCACCCCCCCCTACTTGCCATTTTATAAATCCGGCTTTTGTCGCCTGTTTTACCATTACTGCTTCTAACATTCTTTTAATCCCGTTCTGATAATTTTCGTTGCGTGTTTATATTCTGTCGCTGTCAAGCAACGGCAGATTCCGCAACTGTCAAATATTAAATTCCCTTGATGTTCTCCGCCTAACGCTCCTAACTTCTGGATTCTCCCCCCCTAATCGGATTTACAGAATCTTCTACAATTTCAAGAATCATCGTGTCTTTATTGACTGTCGTTAATGTATTGCAGATATTTTCCTGTTGTGGCTCGATTCTCTGTATGGTCGGGATTCCTGGCGTCCTGTCCGAAGGATTTTCCGGGTTTCTACCTCTAATCGCTATCGGTATTCTTTTTTTTCACTGTCGCACCTCACTATGATATAGGGTTGTCGTCCCCCCCCTGTACACGAATTGAGTGTCGGGGAAAGACCTTTTCGATCGTAAACACGGCCGACGCTCGGATTATCCCACCCGGACGCGCCTTTCATTATGTTGCCGATCTGCATCGTCTTTTTATCCTGATTAAGTCCCATTCGTGGCGGTCTTTGCTACCTCTGCCCCCCCTCTTATGGTTTTTGACACTTTTTTTCAAGTCGCCCGCTCTGTATCAGTTCCGTGATAAGTCCGTCGGCAGCTTCCGAATTTACATAGAATTTTTCTTCCACTTCGTCTTCCAGTAAATCGTCCATGGTCTTTTCCAATGGTATTTCTTCCGGGAACTGATAATCATAATCGCCCAGAATCGACACCATATAGGCGCGCTGTCTGTTCTGCGGAATACCGAAGTCTTTTGCGTTCAGGATCTTTGCATAATTTTTATAGCCTTTCCCGGTTAAAAACTCTTGCCATGCTTCAAAATTGTGTAAATTCTTTCTCTGCATGACCTGTGGCACGTTCTCCATTAGAAGAATCTGTGGAAGTTCCTTCATTTCGTCCAGAAGTCTTTCAACTTCCCATAGCATACCGGATCGTGTGCCTGATCCTTTATCCATGCCGGCCATTTTCCCGGCGACGCTTAAATCCTGACATGGGAATGAATATGTTACTATGTAGGTGTATTTATCTGTTTCCACCACTCCCAGATCATCGCCTGTGATATTCTGGATATTTACAAGGTTTTTCGTCGCCCATATGTTGTTGTACACTTCGCGAAGCCACCATTCCGGCTTCTTCCTGATTTTATCTTCTGCCATTGGATCTTTTCCGTTGTTGGAAATTCCCCATCGCGACAGTTTTTCGGCTATCTGTTCTTTGCTAAAATCTGCGCTATAGTCTTTTGTGTCGTCCGCACAATGGATCGCTTTATAACTTGCGTTCGGCTGAATCCACCATTCACACGTCCGATAGGTCGTGAAATCTGCTCCCAGATTCCGCAACGCCATGGCCTGTGATCCGATTCCGGCAAATAATTCAATTAACCGAATCGGTTTGTTTATTATGTATTGTTGCATTGGTTAGATCTCCTTTTGAATCAAATTGTTATTTTATAGTAAAGTTTCATCATTAGATCAGAAAAGCCATAGTCCGGCGTTTCTTCCGGCTGCATTGGTGCATCAAGCCCCAGTTTTTCCCAGTCCTTGTGACGGATTTCTGGATATAGATTAAATTCTTTGACTGTTGCTTTCTGTAGGTCTTCCGGGACCTTATAGAACCAGTCCGTAAATACTACGATCCCATCCTTTTCGATCCACGCCCGCGCCGACGGTTGCGAAACTTCCCTGATCTCTCCGACCGTCATTATTTATATAACCAGATCTTAAAAACATAAGTTCCCGGAAGGTCTGGATCTCCTGTCGGTGCTATCATTTTTACTTCACGGTCCGCCAGTTCTTCTTCCCGGCGGGCTTTTGCTGCTTTTCCCTCGAAAATTATGTCTGATTCTCCTTGTTTTAATGGGTTGTCCTCGTCCTGTACCGCGATATGCTGTGCCGGACTTAATAATGTTAAGAAGTCTTTAAATTTCAGGTTCATTTTTGCCATGGTTCTTTTCTCCTTCCTCTTCACTTGTTTTCTTATCCCGTGAACCGGTTTTTGCGCCTGCCTGTATATGATCCGTCGGTATCTCTTCCAGTGCGGCCGGTCCGAAGTTCTCTTTGATCGTTTCGTCCGTGATTCTTTTGAACTCTTCGCTGTCAAAGTTTACGTTTATCGCTCCTATGACCGTTTTTTCTTCTTTGTGTTCCTCTTTCTTCCCTGTCATGGTTTCCCGTATATATGCGTGTGGTACGTCACAATTTACAGCATTCATTACAATTTCGTACTGTGCCGCCTGTTTAATTAGATTGTAAAAATTAGAATATGTAATCTCTGTCCGGTCTTCCGGTTTAAATGCATCCATAATTCCCATTAGTGTTTTTCTCCTTTCTGAAACGCTTCTGCTCTCGCTGCCACGATTGCCTGTTTTGTTGTTTCGATTGCGATTCTTTCGGCGTCTGCGCGCTGCATTCCCTGTGCTACCACTCCGTCTATGAATTCGCTGATTGCAAATCCAAGAAGCATCGCCACGTCCACGAATTCGCCGTCAATTAACACGATCGGCGGTTTTTCCATGTCGGAACTAAAAACATGAATCCCGGCGACCTGTTCGACCGCAACGGTTTTCATTTCTTCCGGTTTTGCGCCTGCCTGTTCTGCCGCGTCCTTCAACGCCTGTTCGATTGTCTTTTCTTCCTTCATTGGTTAGATCTCCTTTCAGTGAGTAGTTGAACCGAATTTCGGTATCTTTATTTTTCCGGCGTGTGTAGTTGATCTGTCTGATCGTCCTTTCCAGTCGCCCCAGTTCGTCCGCTGTCAGACCGTCGCCGGATAATGTCATAATGATTTTTCTTTCTTTTTTCATATATCCCCCGTGTTCTGGTCATTTGTCACGAACGATCTTCTTTCTTTTCTTTCTACTGCCGATATATTGTGCCAGGTTCTTGAAGTGTCGTTTCTTCGGCTGTGTCTGCGCCTTTGTTTCTATAATCTGGCGTTTTACCTGATATCTAGCAAATTCCGCGAAGCGTTCCGCTTCTTCTTCTGAATACGGCTTCCTTTTAATCTTCTGGACGTAATGCATAAATTCATGCGCCGTCGTTTCAATCAGCGTTTCTTCCGGTTCTGGAATGTCTGCCGCTATGTAAATACGATCCGTGTTTGTGTCGAATACTCCGAAACCTTTCTGCCCGTCCGGTGCTTCGATATGATCCGCGTCAAATGCGATTATCACGTCCACGCCGTAACGGTCTTCCGGTTCTTCCAGATCTTCGATGATCTTTGGAAAAGCGTTTTGCAAATATAAAAGCGTTTCCATAATCGTTTCGAAATTTTTCTGAAAGTCCTTGAATTTCTTTTCGCCCGGTATTACTTGCACTTGAAAACTAATTCTTGCCATTTATTCTCCTTTCTGAATCTGCCCGATCAGGCGTGCGCCCGTTAATACCAGTTCTTTTCCCATGATCTCGTATTTCCAGTCGCCGTGAAGTCCGCATTCGCTGTCAAGCGTTCCCTGATAGGTGTCCCATGTTTTCTGTGTTTCGTTGTAAACCTGTAAAGTTACCATTTCCGTTGACTGCTGCCGGGCGGCTTCTTCCTGCGCGTGCTGTTCTGCTGCCGTTCCCGCTCCGAAACCGGAAATAAAAGCTGCGACTGCTGCCGCTATGATATAGGATTCAAATTTCTTTTTTCTCATTCGCTGCTGCTTCTCCTTTCCAGTGGTATCGGGTATCCGTCAGGAAGTGCGTTTATTAACCTTTCTAACTGGATCAGTCCGATTTTCTGTATATTGACTAAGGCGTTCGGCTGACAGGTGTTTAACTCTGTCATGTTTTTATGTATGCCGGCCGTGATATCGGATCGTAAGGCGGGCGTTAATGGTTTGTAGAATGTCATTTACGCCACCTTCTCTTCCATTGCGAAAACATAATCCATTTTGTACTCCGGCATTAACGCACACGTTTTCAGTGCTTCGCCCAGTGTGAACTCTGTTCTTGCGTAGATTTTGTTCTGTGCGGACTTTTCAGAGATTCCCAGCAGTTCCGCATACGCCTTGATCGTGATTCCTTTTCTTTTCAGGATCTCAACTAAATTCTTGTACATGGTTCATTCTCCTTTCTGTGGTGCTTTCCCTGTTTCCGTGATATAATCGCAATAGAAAGGGGGTGCGCCTGTGTTTGTTTATAATATTTCAGAACTTCTTGAGAGTTTAAAATCTGCTCAAGACGAAGGTTTCGAATATGTTTCACTTTCCATTCTTGATCCTGACAAAGAAGACGACGATCCGGATTGTGAAACCGTTGTTCTTGACTATGTTTATGATTCTTCCAGTAGCGAAGAAGATATGATCGATTCTGTTACTCTTCCAGAGGGCTATTCTCGCTACTAATCGTTAAGTCAATTTCATATCCGTTTTTAAGAAGATGTCTCAATTTTCGGGACATCTTTCTTATTTCCCGAAGAACTGGTTCTGCAGTGTCTAAGCATTCGTTTGTTTTGTATTCCAGTTTTTCGTTGCTGTTTCCTTTGACTGTTATTTTCATTGTCGTTCGCTCCTTTCTGTGGTGTCCCCTGTCCTGTCGTGATATAATCGCATTATGAAAGGGGGTGTTGTTATGTCAAACGAGGATAGAAAACAGAAGATTTGTGAAGATCTCGCGTTATTAAAGGTTTTTAAAGTCATGTGTCAGCATGATCTTGGTAATCTTTCAAATGCTCAAATTTACGGGATATATCAGGATAATTACGATCCCGCTGAATTTGAACATTGCGTAAATAATGGCATACGCGAAGATCTTTAATCTTCCGGTCCCGTGGCTTCCATGCTGCGGGGCCTTTTATATTTCCGGTTGCCCTGATATCGTTCTTTTTTCAGAATGCTTTCTATTGTTCCCGGAATTTCTTCTGTTTCTTCCAGTGTCAAGCCTGTTTCTTCCGCGAACGTCAGGGCTTTTTCTGCTGCCGCTGTTACTTTCCGGCTACTTTCAAGCATTCTTTCGACGTAGGTTTGTTTCTGGTTCATTTTCGCTCCTTTCTGTTGATTGATTTACCATATTGAGTAAGCCTGACTTAAATATATACTCGTAATGGTATTTTGTCAAGTAATAAATTACCATATTGAGTAAATGTTTTCTCTTTCACTGTTTTAAGCATTTACTCTCTATGGTAATATTTTTCTTGACAACGTAACATATTTACCTTATTATGTAATTGTAACAAAAAGAAAGGAGGTTTACGCCATGAATTTTCTTTCGAAATTAGACGCGCTTATGGCTGATAAGGAACTAAGCAAAAGACAATTAGCCATTGAAAGCGGCATACCGTATACTACCATTGTTAATTGGTATAAACGCGGTTACGACAATATGTCACTGTCCAATTTCAAAATTCTTTGCGATTTTTTAATGTTACTATGGATTCATTGGCACGTGATGACGTGGAAGAATTAGAAAAGCGCGTTCCGAAACGAAATGGCATACATATTTCGAAAGAAGAAGAATTTCTTGTTACTTGTTATCGCGAAGCGGATAGCCTTGATAAAGAACTTGCTTTACGGGCTTTACACGTTCGTGAAAAAGGGGATGCCGAAAAAATGGCATAAAATCCCATTCTGTAAAAATTAAGGGAAATGTGATATCTCCTGACTTTTGGAATTAGCGTTCCCGCCTGCGGCGGATTACGATTCGCCGCACCTTAAAACAGTATACAAAAATAAAACGCCCACGGCGGCAACCGTGAACGTTTTAATAGATTGTTACCTGTCGACAGAAAAGGCCGGCTGTAGTAACTCCCTAGCAAGTGTTATTATAGCATAGGCCTTTTTCTTTTGAAAGGGCTTATTTTTTATACCCTTTTTTAGAAAAATAGAAAGGTTGTGTATATTATGGCTTATGCTGCGAAAACACTTGCTGCCAGTGCAGACGATCGGATCGTTGCGATCTATGTTCGTGTGTCGACTGGATATCAGGTTGATAAAGATTCGCTTCCGTTTCAGAAAAAGGAATTGAAAGCGTATTGCAAACATATCTTACACATTGATATGTCGCGTGTAGAGATCTTCGAAGACGCCGGGCGATCTGGCAAGAACACGAAACGGCCGGCATATGAAAGAATGATGCAGAAAGTCCGCGCCGGGCTTGTCTCTCACGTTCTAGTATATAAAATTGACCGTATTTCCCGAAATCTGGTTGACTTCTCTTTGATGTATGACGATTTCAAATACAACCGCGTGACGTTTGTTTCACTGAACGAACAATTTGACACGTCTTCCGCTATTGGCGAAGCTGTCTTAAAAATCATTCTTGTATTTGCGGAACTGGAAAGGAAACTGACAAGTGAACGTGTCAAAGATATTATGATTGGACGCGCCAACGAAGGGAAATGGAACGGCGCGCGTGTGCCTTATGGGTGGGACTGGGATTCTTCCGCCGGGTGGCCGGTGCATTCCAAAAAGGAAGCCCCGTTCGCCCGGGCAATGTACGAAATGTATCTGGAAGTCAAATCAACCGGTAAAATCCGCGATTATAACAATGCCCACAAGATTCCGACCAAGCGCGGCGGCGAATGGACTTCTAAAACTGTAGGCGACTTCCTACGAAATCCAATGAATAAAGGCGACTATCGTTATAATTACCGGGAAAGCGCGCGCGGCCGAAAAAAGCCGATTGACGAAATCGTGTACCTTGAAGGTGTTTTTGATCCGCTTGTTGATCCTGATGTATGGGAAAAGGTCAATAAAATTATGGATATCAATCGCGATCAAAGAAATATTGGTGGATCGCACCCGATTGAAAAGAACTGTAATGTCTTCGCCGGTCTGATCCAGTGCGGTTCGTGTGGATCAGGTTATCTTGTGGGTAAAAAGGATAAACGCCGGAAGAATGGTTTTACACCGTCTTTATATTATTGTGGCGCAAAAACGAGGGCGATTCACTGCCAGAACCTAAACGTCAGTGACGTGAAGATCGGACCGTTTGTTATTAACTATATATCCGCTATGGTTCGTGTGTCGAACGAACGACGAAAGATAAAATCCCCGGAAGAACTGGAAGAAATGCTTTTATTTGACAAGGCCGTATTTGCCGATATTATGGGTTTATCGTCCGATAGCTTAAATACTACCTTCGAACTATTAACTGGCAAATCTGCCACGGGTGGCGCGTTGTGGCGTGCTGATCTGGTGGATCGGGAAGGCGCGGCCGCTGATCCGGCAGAAATCGAAAACTTAAAAGATCAGATCCGAAAATACGAACGTGCAAAAGAACGTTTGGAAGATGCGTATTATTTCAGCGACGACGGCATGAGCGAAAAAGAATATCTGGAAAAGAAAAATCGTTTTGATTCTATGCGCGTATCTGCCGAAAATAAATTAAAAGAACTGACCGAAACGCATATCGCTTCCGGTGTTGATGAATCCGCCTTTATGAAATCCGCTTCCGCTTTTCTTCTGACGCATAAAATCCGCGCCGGATCTCATATCGTATATAGTGACCTGGCCGGAATGGTCGAAGAAGAATCAATCAAAGAGTTTTTCAATCTGGTTTTGGATCATATCACGGTAAAAGATCGCCGCGTGACGGAAATCGTGTTCTCGAATGGTCTTTCTCATAAATTTATATACCGCGATTAAAAATGCAACGGAACGGGCGTTATAAGGTTCCGCGCTTTCAGTGTGGATTTTGTGAAGTGGTACAGAAACAAGCGGTTTAATTCTCCCACAACGCCCGGTTCACATTAAACCCGGCCGGAACTTGTCAAACAACATTACAACGCCCCGTTGCAACCCGTCAGCATTTACAAGGGCTTCGGACCTTCACAATCTCCCGCGGGCGGATTGTGGCTGCTTTAATTGCCGGGCGGCTACTGCTGCCGCCCTGATCTTTATTTCTTTATCGGGAAGTTTTGCACTTCTATTGTATATTCTCCCTTTCCGTTGTCTCTTTCCATTATGATCGCCCAGTCGTTCCCGTGATATATCGATGGTATTCTGCAATCCTTGTTGATTTTTACGCCTTGCACTCTGTCCCATCCGCTTTGTTTTTTTGTCGCTGTCAGGGCTTTTATCGCTGCGTTGTATTCGATCATATCTTCTTCTTTGTAAATCAGGATCGCGAAGTCATGTTTCATAATATAGTTTTCCATTTTCTCTTCCTTTCCGCCGGGGACTGCTGCCCCGGCTCCGATTTTTATAATGCGGTTTCGATAAATTCTGCCGCCGCTTTGATTGTCCTGAATGTGTGAAACTCTCTGAATCCGATCTGGTCGTCTTCTCTTACGTTTACGTGATATACTCCGTGCGTTCCTTTCATCCTTGTGATTTTATATCCCTTAACAACTTTTACTGTTTCGTACATATTCGTTACCGCCTTTCTTTTATTTCCTCTTTCTGATTATATAATACACCTTTTTGATTATATTGTCAATACTTTTATAAATGTTTTTGATTATTATTTTACTCTTAATCGTTGACTTTATAACCTTGTTTGTGTTATCCTTTGTTTATAGAAAGGTGGGTTGATAATATGGGCGTATCTGATAAAATAAAAGCCCTTCTAAAAATGAAAGGGTATAAAATGAATGAACTTGCTGATTACTTAGGTATCGGGCGGCAATCACTAAGTAATAAATTTAGTCGTGGCAGCTTTTCCGCCGAAGATTTAATCAAAATCGCTGACTTTCTCGGTTGTGCTTTGGCGTTTGAGATCGACGACGTGCAGAAAATTGTTCTTGATAAATCTGATATCCGTAATTAAAAAATAAGCGCATCAAACACTTTTTGTATCTGATGCGCTTATTTTTTTATAACGGTTCTGCGTATGATATTTCTATTGTGATGCTGAATTGATTTTCCAGTTCGTCAAGTACATATTCATCACGTGAAGACAGGTACTTTAATATTTTATAGTTTCCGCCCGACACTTCCGCATGAATATTTCTTATGTTTCCGCTCTTGATAAGTTTATTTATTTTCGCGCGGCTTCCTTGTTTGATTATTCCGATCGTTTCCCCGTGAATCGTCGCTTCTATTGTTCCGTCTGCTTGTTGGTTTAATTGTGCTTCTTCCCACATTTCAAATTCATAGATTTTTTCATTGTCTCTTCCTTCTTCGATCAATGCCTTCTTTGACAGTTTATAATCGTCGTTTTTCTCTACGTATTCCATGATCGTTTCCATGTGTGCGTCGATGTTTTCCAAAATGTGCCGTTGCTCTTTGACTACTGCTTTCGGTTTTTCTTGCACCGCTTCTTTTTTCGGTTCTGTCTTTGTTTCCTGCTTGCCGAATATTTTACCGAACAATCCCATTTTCTTTTTCTCCTTTGTGCATTTTAATTTTAAAGAATCCTTTATTTACGGGCTTTTTTATATCGCGGAAACCGCGTTCATCTGACAACCAAAGGTTGTGACATGCGCGAAAAGTGGACGCCCCAGTTTTTCCGATAATTCTTTTACATATTTACGGGCTTTCGCAATATAATAATACTGTCGTTCCGGTTCTTCGGTCGGTGGTGCTGCTTCCAGATCGACCGCGTTTATCAATTCTTCTTCAAATAATTTATTTTTATTCATGGTTAGATTTCCTCTTTCTGTTCTTGTTTATACGATTTTATATTATATCTGATACAGTTCTTTTTTTCAATGAGAAAAAGCCACGCTTTCGCATGACTTTTCTCAGTGACATATTTTATTTTGAGGAGGTATGAGACATTTTTGTTGTTGAGTTACATTATTTTACGCGGATTTTCTGCCCGACGTATATTTTGTTCGGGTTGCTGATTCCGCTAAGTTGTGCGATCTTCTGGTATGTAGTGCCATACTTCGCCGCGATTCCTGACAAGGTGTCGCCACTCTTTACCGTGTAGTACACCGCGCCAGATCCGCTTTCCGTGCTTTGCCCGTTAATGATCTTCTGTACGGCGTCGTATTTGCCGCCTAATACGGCTTTTCTCACGTCGCCATTTCCGTATCTACCCGCCTTCGTTTCGGCTGCCAGTGTTGCCGCTGACGCTTCCTGAATGTGGTTGATCTCGCTTTGTACTTCATTGTAACGTGAACCCAACGCCGCTTTTCTTGCGTCGCCGTTTCCATACTTCCCAGTCATTACGCCGTAAACCAGATCAAGGACTGATCCGTTCGGTGCGTCTGCTTTCGGTGTCTGGATCGCCTGCGTACCTTTTGCGTAGGCTTTCCATGCTGTCGCGTCCATGTATGCGATATTCATATCCAGATTTCCGTTGTAACCGGATAAACGGCCGGCGGAAGAATACTGGAAGATTGCGGGCGTTCCCCATGCTCCGAAGCCCTTTGCGTCCGTCCATGGGTTTGCCTGATAGCCTGTCGCGTTATTGTTCGCGTACTGTGCAACCCATAAACCATATTCGGCAGCTACCGCCGCCCAGTCGTGCTGACGACATACGCTTTTTGACATATAGATCAACGGCTTTACGCCTGTGAGATCTTTTACTTTGTCAAGAAACGGCTTTGCGATTGCCGGCCCCTGAGAAAACTTCGCGTTCTGCTCTCCTTCCCAGTCAAGAATCAGAATAGCGTCGCCGATATACCCTTTAATGTTGTTTACGAAATGTTCTGCTTCTTTGGCCGGATCGCCGCCTGAAAAATAATGATATACGCCCAGTAACCGGCCGGCGGCTTTCGCCTGCTGATATGCCCGGTCGCAATCAGAATTTACATAGCTTGTACCCTGTGTTGCTTTGATGATTACGAAATCGGCGGGAACTTTTGAAAGGTCAATGCCTTTCTGCCACCCGCTGACGTCAATTCCATTCATACTCATATTATTTTCGTCCTTTCCGCTCATATACGCGCGTTTCCTTCATCATTGCGTCCGCTTTCAGCGCGGGAACTGTGAAGCTGTTGTTCTTCCACCATGCAGCCAGTGCGGCCGCAGTGGAAAATCCAAACGATACAACCTGTGTCACGGTTTCGTCGCTGATTGGTAACGGGCTTTTTCCGAAAATTGCAAGTCCGCTGTTAATTATGGTTAAAACCAGAATCGCGGTTCTTGCGATCGTTCCTTTAGTTACTTTCATGTGCGTTTCTCCTTTCTCCATGCTCTATATTTTGCAATCTTGCTTCATGGTCGTTTAGTCTTTTGTCCTGTTCGTCGTTATGCTCCCAGATTCTCCTATGGCTCTCTGTGTTTTTATTCTGCATGGCTGCGAACTGTCCGTCTAAATTCTTGCAAGTGACGGTTAATTCTGTGATCGCTTTTGTCAGTGTTACGATCGGGCGTACAAGCGCGATAATTCCGCCGCCTAACGTGATTAGCATAACTATAACGCTCCATTCATTCATTTTTTCACTCCTTCCACCCGCCTTTCTGTTATGATTCTATTTCTTTTATCCGGTCATTTCTGACCTGTTTTATTTTTCCTCTGTTCCAGTCAGTTTTTTATATTCTTCGTCGGTCAGTTTCCTGCGTGCCTTTGCCTGATCGACCATTTTTAACCACTGTTCATATTCAAATTTCTTTTTCATTTTCAAGAGAATGTTATACATACGTCCCGCCCCCTTCTTATTCTGGAATATATACGTCTGTCATTTCTGCCAAATATTGCAGCAATAACGCTTGTGATTCCACTTTTTCTTCCAGTTCTGCGATTTTTTCTTCCGGCTTCTTTTCTCTTTCCGTTTCGTATGTGGCGTACTTATCCGGGTTTTTCTTTACGTCGTCCAGATCCACCGCGCCTGTTTCTGCTGTGATCTCCGTATAGTCGTATTCGTAGAACGTCTGTGGCTCGTCCTGTCCTTCCGGTGTTTCCTTTACTGTCTTACCGTTCAGGCATAAGAAAATATAATCTTTTCCGTTAAGCTGCTTCACGGTAACTTTGTTTTGCCTTTTGTCGAATCTTGCTTTCATGTGAAACTACTCCTTTACATACTTTTATTGTTTGTGCTGTCTGATACTTCTTTTTGATCTTCTGACTGTTTGTGTGATCTAAAATTCCTTTATACGACGTGCACTTTCTAGCAAGCCATAGTGGGATCTTTTTCTTTTGCTTTATGAGTGCCTGCGCTTTCTTATATGCCCGGCGCACACGCAAGAATACGCGCTGTCTAATCGTGATATGGTGTCTGTATATTCTTACACCCATAATGTCGATGAAATGTCCGTCGTCCTTTCGTTTCATTACGGTTGTAAATACAATCCAGTTGTCTTTTATTTTCAGTCCCAGTTCTTCCGCCTTTTGCGTGATTAACTTCATAGCTTTGTGAATGTCTTTCGCATTTGTGCCAAGAATCAAGATATCATCCATATAGAAAAGTTGATGCAATACCAGTTTTATTCGTTCCATGATTCCGTTTCTTTTCTTCCTGATCCTGTACATTCTTTCGGCTATTTCGTGGTATATCTGCGATAAAAAGACGTTGCAAAGGTACTGACTTAAATATGATCCAATGCTTAATCCTGTTTCGAATGTTCCGATCAGAAGCGCGATCAGGTTTAATAACGGTTCGTTTTTAATATATTTTCTTAAAAACTCCATGACCTTTTCCCGATCGATCGACGGATAGCATTTCTTTATATCGCATTGCCCGGCGTATCTGATATTCTTATTTCGCAACCATTTCTTGATCGCTTTGATCCCGTATGACTGTCCTTTGTGTTTCAGTGCCGCGCATTGATATTCGCCGATTCTTTTCAGAAAATCTTTCATTGCTTCCACGGCGATATAATCGTAAATCTGTTGTTTGATATTTTGAATCCCGATCCGGCGCACCTTCTGACTGGAAGCGTCGATCTTTTCTTTGTACCATATCGGTTTGAATTTTATTTTGTTCTGGATCAGTTCTTCGCGTATGCCGTCCACTGCTGTTTCAGCGAACGGTCGTAACGCTTTGATTCCGAATTCTTCAAACGCTCCCTTGATAAAATCTTTTGGAAGCCCGGAATATTCCGAAAACATTTCCAGAACGTCATTTCTTTTATATTTATTTCTTAAACATTTATGCACCGCCTTTTGAATCAATTTTCTATCTGTTATATCTACATTCTTGCAATATCGTTTCATTCGATTGTCTTTATAAGGGCTTTCGGTTTTTACTACTAACCCCGACGACCAGGCGAACCCCGGCCGTCCTTACTCCTTCATCTCTAAAGTTTTGGTAGGTCTATAAAAAGTATTTCGGGCAACCGCCCAAGAGCCATTTAGGCTACACCCTTTACGGGTGCGAAATACGACGCAAAGTATTTTTTTAAATAAAATGAAATAAACAATTTCAGCCAAGGTAGTTCCAGTTCGTCCTGTCAAGCCTGTTCCTGCAATTCACGTAAACGGGGCCGCCATTCGCGCCATTCCTGAGATTACCGCGTGCGTCGTAAGTCCTTTTATGACGTCCGGTCGTATTAGGGGCGATCCCCTCTTCCCTAAAGGGAATTCACCCCCGACGACCTACTGTATCAATCGCAGCCAAGGTAGTTCCAGTAAGACCAGTCAAGCCAGTCCCCGCAATACACGCAAACGGGGCCGCCATACGACCCAACCCAGAGACCACCGCGTCCAAGGTCTTCTCTTGTTCCTGATGTGTTCTTTCCGCCTGCATAGCAACGATCGCCCCAACCTTGCCGATCACTGCTGCCGACTGCCTTCACAAACCATGCGCAAGTTTCCGTATCTACTCCGATATCTCCGATCCAGAAATCCGTGCCGTCGTTTGCCGGAATGTTGCCAATCAGTTTATATGTGCTTTTGATTGTTGCTTCGTCTGTGACGTGTTTTGTCCCCCGGCGGGCGATATATACGTCTTTGCTATAATCTTCTTTGAATACCATCACGGAATCTGCATATACGATATATCCGCCGACCGCATCTTCGATACCCATAACTCTATACGGGTGTTTGCCGTCTGTGTTCGACGTCAACGATCCGTCGTGTTTTCCGATAACCTGATCTGTTGATCCGCTCCGCCAGTGCATAGAAGACATTGTGATCGGTGCGTTTACTGTGTCGCTGATCGCGACCGGTGTTGTCGTGAACCCTTCTTTCACGTCCAGATATACCGCTTTGTTGTTTTCGTCCAAATCTTCGATTCTCAATACCTTTACATCGTCCGCGTATTTGTGAATCGTACCGACGCCGCGATCGTTATTTACGTTTGATCCGTTTACCGAACCATAGCCGACCGATACGTACGCGCCGACGATAATATTTGCCGCCTGTGCATTTGTTACCGGAAAATAGGTTTCTTTCGTGTCTCTCTGTACTGCTGCCGCATACTGGAAGCTATAGTTTGTCGTTCCCTGAAAAATAGTCTGTTCGTTCTTTGTTGCGTACTTGATAACCTGATACAGGATTCTATACAGGTTTCTTTCTTTTCCGCCGCCCCAGTAGCCTTTCCCTTTCTTCTGGTAGTTCGTAATCATGTTGTTATAGCACTGATTTCTTTCCGGTTTGGAATTTTTAAAGGATCGCAAAAGTCCGTCTGTTCCGATTCCGCTTACATATTTACTATGTACGACATACGGGGCGAAGTTTCCGTCTTCTTTCTTTGCGGTTTCCCAACCTACAAGCCCGTATTCATCGTTCGGCGTATCTGACAACGTCCAGATCTGCTTCCCGTCTTTTTCTTCCACGTTCCAGTATGGCGTCATAGCAATTACGCCGACATCTACCGAACCGTCATTCTTGAAGTCATTTCCCCAACCTTCAACCGCCGTCGGGACCTTCCGGCCGTATTCGTTCGTTACGTAGTTGCAGTTAAACCATGTAAAGATCCCGATACCTTCGTAGTCGTCCTGCCCTTCTACCGTATCGGTTGACGGTTCGCATACTTTCCCGGCATTTGCAAGCGTTTTCGTTCCGTCCGACGTCGGATTTGTTACTGACAAATATAATTCTGTCTGATATATCTTTCCATTCCTCATAGAGCCGAAAAAGGCTTCCAGAATCTTTTCGTCAATAATTCCGCTTACGTTGTCCGCTACCGTCTGCGCCGCTTCTGTCGCCGCTTTTGCTGCCGTTGTCTGCTCTGTTGCTTTCTGTGCTGCGGTATTTGCTGCCGTTGTCGCTTCATTTGCTTTTGTAACTGCGCTATTCGCGTTCCCCGCCGCCGTTGTTGCTGCTCCGGCTGCTTCTGTTGCTTTTGTTGCTGCTGAT